CTCTTTTGATACAGATAGTGATTGGATAAAAGGAACGGGTTGGTCTATTAGTGGTACTTTAAACGCAGCAGCTACAACATCTACGGCTTTTCAAATAAACACGGGTATAGTATCGGGTAAAACTTATAAAGTCACATACACTATATCAAACTATGTTAGTGGTTCTGTTAGAATAGAATTGGGAAGTGGCAATGTTTCTGTAGGTACAAGCAGAAGTGCTAATGGAACATACACAGAGTATATAGTTGCATTAGGAGATGAAACCATATATTTTGATGGTATTTTAGCTTTTACTGGCTCAATAGACAACGTATCAGTTAAAGAATACACAACTGAAACTAATACTCCAAGATTAGATTATTCAACTGGAGCAGAGGCATTCTTGTTAGAACCACAGAGTATAAATTTAGTTTTAAATAGTAATTCAAATTTTGTATCATTTAATGGCAATGTATTTTATAACAATGCTATTAGTCCCGATGGAATACAAAATGCTTATAAATTTGAATCAACTTCAACAAGTAATCCGATTATTAGAACATCAAATATAAACTTTCCATCAGTATCAACTTTTAGTGTGTTTTTAAAGTATGGGAATAATCAATGGTATCAAATACTAAACGCTTCCTCGTCAACACTATATGTAAATGTAGATATACAAAATGGAGTTTTTGGAACGAGTGGTTCGGGTACTTCTAACTTGGCTATAAAAGATTATGGTAATGGATGGTATAGGGTTTCTGGAACTTTTACTTATGCTGGAAGTGCAACAACTTTAAGAGTTTATACTGGCTCTCTATCTAATCACGGATATGCTGGAACAACTGCTACAATAGGAAGTTTTCATTACGGATTTGGTTTTCAAGTTGAGGCTCAATCCTACGCTACTTCATACATCCCAACATCGGGAACAATAGTAACAAGAAACCAAGAACTATGTGTAGATGCAACACCAGTTATTAATAGCGAAGAGGGAGTATTGTATGCAGAGATAAGTGTGTTAGCTGATGATGTAAATGGTAAATATATTTCTATTGGTGATGGCAGTTTATCTAATTACGTTTACATTAGAATTACGGGTGTTTTAAATCAGATTAAGATGGGTGTTATTAAAGGAGGTTCGACACAAGCGTCAAAAGATTTTCTTGTTGTTGATTTAAAGCAATTTAATAAATTAGCAATAAGCTATTCACAAGATTTATTTAAATTTTATGTTAATGGTACTTTAATTTTTACAGATACAAATGGAGATACTTTTTCAGTTGGAACTTTAAGTAATTTAACTTTTAATCTTGGAAATTCATCTAACAATTTCTTGGGAAACACTAAAGGTTTAAAAATATATCCAAAAGCATTAACAGACGTAGAATTACAAGATTTAACAACAATATAATATGATGAATATATACAAAACAGTATTTGACAACGAATTACAAGGAAAAGATTATTTAATCGCTCAAGGAGTATGGGAAGAAGTAACAGATGAGGGTGTTACATCTATGCAATACATCAACGGAACTGCTGCGGTAGTTAATATCGGAAAGGTTGTAGAAATACCAGCTACTTATGATGCAGATGGAAATGAGTTAACGCCACCAGTTTATTATGATGGATGGGCATACGATGTAATGAGTAGTGCTACTTTAGACTTTGGAGAGTACGAGGTTTATCCAGCAGAAAAAGCAGCTCATTCATTTTTAGGATGGGCAAGAAGTGCAGAAGTGCCACCTCCAGCAGATGGTGAGTAAATAAAATCAATTTAATAGCTCCCCTTTTAATACAAGGGGGGGTTAAATTAGTTATATAATAAATGATTAACTTACATTTAAACATAACAAACAATATGAGGGTAATAGGTGATCTGTTAGCTGGAGGAGTATGGAGCTTCTCTTTGGCTTCATTAATAATAGAATGGGATATAGCTGGAATAACTAAAATAGTTCAATTAATTGTTGCTGTTCTTGGTGTATTGTATTTTTTATTGATAAAAATACCTCATGAATATAAAATGAATATGCAAACCAGAAGGAATAAGCATCTTCAGAATGAAGTGTTAAAACATGAAATAGAAGATTATGAAGAAGAAAATAAACAAGTTAGGGATAAACTTGATTAAAAGATGGGAAGGATTTGAATCTAAACCTTATCTTTGTCCAGCTGGTGTACCTACTATTGGCTATGGAGCAACTTATTATCCAGATAATTACAAAGCAGTTAAACTAACAGACAAACCAATTAACGAATCTTATGCCACTATCTTACTAGAAGATATGTTGGATAGGTATGAACGTGGTGTTAATCGTTATGTTACTTCTAACATCAATGAAAATCAATTTAGTGCATTAGTATCTTTTGCTTACAACTGTGGGTTAGGAGCTCTTAAAAGCAGTACTTTACTTAAAAGGGTTAATGCAAATCCTAATGATGACAATATATCTTATCAGTTTAGTAGATGGAATAAAGCTGGTGGAAGAGTATTAAAAGGATTAACCAAGAGACGAATTGACGAAAATAAATTATACTTTCTTTAATAGAAAGGGGGGTTAGATGAATAAAAAACCTACATATAAAGAAATAAATGGTGCTACCAGAGTTGGTGATGCCTTGAGATGGCTTGCTAAACAAGGTAAGAACTTTGCTCCAGAGCTTTTACAAGTTGCTGGATCAGTTACTGGTATATCTAGTTTAAATAAGCTAGGTGATGCTATTAGAAATGATGGAGAATTATCTGATTTAGATAAGGAGTTGTTACTGCAAGAGATGGAGTATGACATGGTTGAAATGGAAGAAGTTACTAAACGACTTTCAATGGATAACGAACATACTATAACCAGATTAGTTAGACCAGTTGTATATGGTTCTATGTTTATAATGTTTCTTTCAATGGTATTCTTAGATGGAAATATAGGTGACTTTAGTATTGATAAAGCTTATGTTCCAGTAATACAATCATTGTTTGGTACAATGACAGTATTTTACTTTGGATCAAGAGGGATTGAAAAGGTAATGAAAACCTTTAAAGAAAATAAGGGTTAATAACTATTAATAACTTTATGCTCTTATCTATTGACTTTGTGTTTCAGAAGTACTAACTTCGCTGTGTTATCAAGTTTTAATATTTGGAAGCATCACAAATGCGTACAAATATATATAGTTATACAATACACGATAATAGTATTCTTTTTTATAGGATCAATATTATTTTAAATAAAAGTTGTTTATAGATAGATTTTTACAGCTTTGTGGCTGTAAATCTATTTGACCATAATAACTATTAATAACTTTATAATTTGTATTAACTAGTTTTAGAGTGTAATTAAATATCTTCATATTGTGTTTTTAGTGTTACTAATATTTGTTTGATATAAAGCTCTCGTTAAACTGGGAGCTTTTTTCTTTATGATTAAATCAAGGACATATAACCGAAAAGATAAAGACAGTAATAATACTACTGGTCTTAAACACTTGTATTGGGAATTATTCGATTCACCAGATACAGTTGGCTCTGGATTTAGATTTATGGAAAGAGAGCCAGTGTTAATACTTGATGATATAATGGTTGAGTTTCCTTCTTGGAGACCAACAATAGAATTAGGTTACACTTCACATACTTACTCAAAACTACTAGGATTAGTATCACATTCACCTTATAGAGTTGGTAAAGGTGTGCGCCTTAAAGCACTTAATTCAAAGAAAAGAATGTTTATAGTTAAAAACTTAATACTAAGAGGTGTGGATCGTATAGCTATTAGTGAAAAGTATATAGAGTTCGATACAGATAATTACTTATATAAACCTAATTTATACCTAAGATGAAATATAAAAGAAAGACTGGTAATAAAACAATACAATCTAAAAAAGGATGGTATGATGGAATACAGTTTGCTAGTCAGTTAGAAGTGTATATGTGGAAGTCACTAACAGAAGCTAATATAGATGTTGGTTATGAAACAGAAAGATTTGATATTATAGATGGTTTTTATTCATCTAACATCTCTTTTGAGAGAACAGCTAAGAAAGACTTTATTAATAGAGGTGAGAAGAAAGTTAGAGGTATATTTTACACACCAGACTTTGTCTCTGAACACTTTATTATAGAAACTAAAGGAAGAGCCAATGAGAGCTTTCCTATACGCTGGAAGTTATTTAAAAGACTATTATACTTAACAAAAGATAATAGGGTTATATATAAACCCCAGTCAAAAGCTGATTGTGATGTAGTGGTTAAGGATATATTAAAAAGATTTTACTAACGAAAATGCACCTTTAGGGGTGCTTTTCTATTTTATATACTTTTTATTTGGTGGAATGAATTATTTATTGTATATTGCGATCTCAATAAAAACATATATTATGAAAGAAGAGTTTAGAGTGATTAAAGGGTTTGAAGATTATAAAGTAAGTAACTTTGGTAATGTAGTAAGAAAAAAAAATATTAGTATTCGTTTTGATAAAGATGGATATTCAAGAGTCAATCTGTCTAAGAATGGAAAATCAAAAACTATGAAAATACATCAATTAGTAGCTATTGCATTCCTTAATCACATACCAAACGGTAATAAGATTGTCGTAGATCATATTGATAATGTAAAGTCTAATAATAGATTAGATAACTTGCAGTTAATAACTCATAGAGAAAATAGTAATAAAGATAGATTAAAAGGATCATCTTCTTTTTTAGGTGTTTCATGGGTAAAGAGAGATAAGGTTTGGAGGTCAAGAATAAGTATAGATGGAAAACCTAATCACTTAGGTACATTTAAATCACAAGAAGAAGCTAGTAAAGCTTATCAATTAGCATTAAAAAAACTTAAAAATAATAATATGAAATTCGATTTAAATTTAGTAGAAAACGTAGAAATAGAAGGAGTTGACATGGCAGATTATCCAGACTTCTGTGATGCCTTTATAGTGGCAGCAGATTATGATGGTGTTCCAATGACTGAAGATCAGATATTAGAGTTAGAAGAGAATTATCCAGACTGGAAGTATGAACAAGTAGAAAATTCATTATACTAAAAAAATAAATAATAAATCATTAGTTTATATCAATTATAAGTTGTATATTGCGACTTCAATAATCAACTAAAAACTTAACACATGGATAACGTAACAGTAAATTACAGAGGAATAGTACTAGATTTAGAAGGTCAACATTTTGTGCAAGTAGATAGATTATGGGATGAAGAACCATTAGGTGATTCATTCGAGACTGAGAAGGTGTTAGCTGGAGGAGTCGATATAACAGATTTATTTGATTACGATCAATTAGATGCTTTAGATTTATTAGCTATGGAAACTATAGGTTAATATGACAAAGAAAGAAATAATTCAAAAGCTACAGCAAGATCTGGAGGATTGTCCAGAGGGATCTGAATTTGCAAAGAACATTATAAAAGAAATACTAAGACTTAAAAAACTATAATATGAGTAAAGAAAAATGTCATAGATTCTGGTTAACTAACCGTAATCCAATCACAATGAAGAAAGATGAAAAACAGTTGCATATTCATAACTTGTCAAAAGAACAAGTTATAAGCACTGAGAAAAGAAGACAAAACGTTATAGATAAAAAAGAAGGATTTAACTTTAATAACCAATAAATAGATATGTTAGAAGAATTTTTAATGCAAAGAATTGATGCTTTAGAAGCATCCAATGCAGACTACAGAGCTAATGAAATAGAATTAACAACTTATATATATACTTTATTAGAGAGAGATACACCAGAAGAGTATAAGGAAGTGGTAAGAACAGCGGTATTCGGAAATTAATTAAAATAATATTAGGAATATCCAATTATAATTTGTATATTGCGAACTCATTAATAAAAACACATTAATTATGACAACAACTATCGAGTTCCTTCATCAAGTTTATAAGGACACAAAACAAGACTACCAAGACTCTGATCAAAAAGAAGATGCATTGGTACTAATAGATGAATTAATATTAACCCTAACAAATTTAAAGTAACATGGAAGTAGAGAAAATTAAAGAGATGTATGTCAAGTATTCACTTAACAAGTCAGATGTGTACAAACATCAACATTATGTAATTTTGACAAGGTCTGGAATCGAGAAGGTAATGGCTAAAGAGCAGATTGACATTACTTATGAAGTTATTAAATGTGAACCTAATTTTGCAGTTATTAAAGCTACAGCAGTTAAAGGAGCAAAAGTAATTGAAACTTTTGGTTCAGCATTAAAAGGATCATCATTTAAAGATGGTTCCACAAATACATGGTATGTGGCTGAGATGGCAGAAAAGAGAGCTTTGTCAAGAGCAACACTTAAAATGGCAGGTCTGTACGAGCAATCTGTATTCGGTGAAGATGAATCAGAATCATTTAAACGTAAATAATAAATAATTATGAAGAAATTAATTAAAAATCTATTGTCATTTATGGCATCAGTACCAACAGACAAACTACTACACTTCTTTTACGGAAGTATAATAGCAACCCCATTAGTAATTTGGGGTACAACAATGGAAGCAGTAGGCTTTATGATATTCGTGTCAATAGGAAAAGAAATTGTAGATGCTAAGATGAAATTTAGCACTCCAAATGCAATGGACGTAGTATTTACATTTATACCTACATTACTGTTATTAGCAGTTAAACTAATAAACTAAATAATCAATAATTAACAAAGACCAGTTAAAGCTGGCAATTTAAAAATGAGTGCAATCACAAATTTCAGTATCAATTTAGAAGCAATTCCAAAGGAATTAATTATCAAAGGTAAGAAAGGATCTTACGTTAACTTGACTATGTTTCAGAATGATGAAACCAAGTATGGTAATAATGCGAGTATATCTTTATCTCAGTCTCAAGAGAAAAGAGAAGCTGGTGAAGACAAAGTCTATATAGGTAACGGTAAAGTTGCTTGGGTATCAGACAAGAATGTTACAGTAGCTGTTCGTGAAGTTGCTCCAGTTGAAACTGCTAGTGTTGGTAATGATTTGCCTTTCTAGAACTTAATATACAGGGATGGGGATTTTAAGATCCCCTCCCTTTTATTATGAAAGAAACAATCAAGTTCCTATTAACACTTGCTTTGATTACTATATTAGCTTTAACTCTAGTATATTTTACACAGTAAAAACACAAACACAATGATACAGTCAAAACTAAGTGCAGATGATCGAGAGGTAGAGAGAATGTATTATGAACAATTAGATTCTGAATTAAAAGTTGATCTGGATGTAGAAGTTGAAATGCCACCAATAGCACTTTCATACGGAACACATACTTACTCTACTAACAGAGGTAAATTCCAAGCTAAAACAGCAATCGGTACTTATGGTAATTTCAGTTTTATACAAGCTCCACCAAAAAGCTATAAAAGTTTTTTCGTTAGTATGCTTGTAAGTTCATATTTAAGTTCTGGTAATAAGTTTGCTTCAGAGATGAAGTCTGAGAGGTCTGGTAGAGATGTTTTGCATTTTGATACAGAGCAAGGATTGTGGCATTGTTTACGGGGATTTAGACGTTCGGCTGATATGGCTGACACTGATAAAGGTTATTTAACATATAGTTTACGTACAGTTGACTATAAGATGAGATTAGGTTTTATAGAACACAAGTTGCATAGTGCTCCAGAAGGTTCAATAGGTTTAGTCGTTATTGATGGAATTGCGGATCTGGTAGCAGATGTCAACGACATAGAAGCTTCAAATTTAGTCGTGCAGAAGCTAATGGAATGGTCAGCTCTATATAAGTGTCACATAGTTACTGTGATACATAGTAATTACGGAAGTAATAAACCGACTGGTCATTTAGGATCTTTTTGCGAGAAAAAGTGTGAGACTCAAATAAGCTTACAGAAAGATGAAGATTCTAATAGAATAACTGTATCTTGTAAAAGAAGTAGAAATAGAGGTTTTGAAGATTTTGAATTTTATATTAATGAGAGACATTTCCCAGAAGTAATAGGATCATCGTCACCTAACATACCGTTTTAATAATTAAATAATAAATATAATGAAACTATCAAAAAAGAAGCTAGAACAGTTAAAAGAAGCTGTTAAAAAAAGGGATGAAGCCACAATGCAATTAGGCAACTTAGAACTTCAAAAGGTTCAGCTGGTGTCTAAAGTGTATAATATTTCATCTGAATATGAAGAGATTAAGAGAGGGCTACAGGAAAAGTATGGTGATGATGTTCAAATTGATTTACAGAGTGGAGATATTATAGAAGCCTCCAATAATCTAAAGAAGAGCTAATGCTTGAAATACTTGGTAAGAGGCATGAGGAGTGGGTTAGAATGGCTATATCAGCTGGAAGTCCTCCCTTATTTGCTCAAGATATAATACAGGAAGTATATCTTAGATTACACAAGTATAGAGAAACAGCCAAACACAAGCTTATAGATAAACAAGGTGGAGTAAACCTTTTCTATATGTGGGGTGTGGTGAGAAACACAACGAGAACTGAGTTAAGTAAAGAAAATAAATACTTACCTCTTGCAGAGTTTTATAATGAAAAAGCCGATGATGAAGCTGACTCTGAATTTGAATTGCGATACCAGCAATTAATGCACAACATCCAAGATGAGGTAGATAACTGGGGAGATTATAACCAGAGGTTATTTAATTTATACTTCAAGTCGGATTTATCTATGCGGAAGATCGCAAAAGGAATGGGAATAGGTTTAACTCACATATTCTGTTCTGTTACTAAGTATAGAGCTTATATAAAGGGGAAGTTTAGCGATGACTTCTATAACTTAAAAGATTAAATTATGAGAGAAGATGCTTATTATGAAAACCAAGCTGACAAACGTACTAAGGAGTACAAAGATTGGAAAGCTTTAAAAGAAGCTCAGATCCTCGAAGCAGAATCCAGTCTTAACGGACTGGGTGATGTTGTAGAGAAAATCACAGAAGTTACAGGCATAAAGTCTGTGACTAAAGCAATATTCGGTGAAGATTGTGGTTGTGATGGTAGAAAAGAATCACTTAATGCTATGCTCCCATTTGGAATTGTAGCTGTTAATTGTGTTAATCAAGAAGATTTCACATATTTAAAGTCATTCTTTAGTAGAACAAGAACAAGGGTAGATGTTTACAATCAGAACAGATTGACAGAAATATTTAACTATGTTTTTGATAAGAAGATGGTCCCTCCTTCTGGATGTGCTACTTGCTCACAAAAAGGATTTATAAAAGCTGTTAATGCTTTACATAAATACTATGATGCATCAGTTGATCAAATAAACCCAGCTGAAGATGAGGAAGGAGAATAAGAAGCCAGTAGGTCATAGAGCCAGACTTTCATTGTCAGAGCAAAACATTGTCAATAATCTTAGACTAGATAATAGTAATCGAGTTTTGGTTATTGGTGATATTCACGCTCCATTTGAACGTAAAGATTACTTGCAATTTTGCATTAATACTTATCATAAGTACAGGTGTAATAAAGTAGTTTTTATTGGGGACTGCATAGACAATCACTTTTCCAGCTATCATGAGACTGATGCTAATGGTAGAGGTGGTGGTGATGAGCTTGATTTAGCTATCAGAAGAATACAGGATTGGTACAAAGCATTTCCAGATGCTTATGTAACAATAGGTAATCATGATGCTATTATAATGCGTAAAGCACAGTCAAGTTCTATTCCAGCTAAGTGGATCAAGAATTATAATGAAGTTCTTGGCACTCCTAAATGGAAATGGGTTACTGATGTCATTATAGATGACGTTAGATATGTTCATGGACATAAGTCATCAAAAGCTCGTACAGCTGCAAAGAGAGATATGCAGAGTACTGTTACTGGACATTTCCATACTGATATGTATGTTGACTGGATGTTTGGTTCTAATAAAGCTGTATTTGCTATGGGTGTGGGATGTGGTATAGATAGTAAGAGTTATGCTATGGCTTATATGCAAGGTGGTAAGAAAGAAGCTTTAGGATGTGGAGTGGTCCTTGACAATGGTAAAACACCAATCACTGTTAAGATGGATCTTTCTTAGTAGACTAAACGTTTTTTAAATAAAAGTCTCATATATTAGTTTATGTGAGATTTTTTTTGTATATTGCGGTCATGGAACGATTAGTATTAGTTATCATATCAATAGTAATATCATTTTTAACAATAGTAGCATCACAAAACTTATGAGTAATATAACTGAAAGAGTAAAAGCACATACAGACTTCCTAGAAGCTCTAGGGATCATTCAAAAGTGGCAAGAGAAGTCAGCAAGAGAAAACAAAGAATTAACCAGATTAGCAGAACTTATATTAGCTATGTTAAATAGACATCAAGACTTGATGTTAGAAGTAAGTGATGCTAATTTAGCAAACACTTTAATAAGAAACGAAAAGAATAAAATTATACAAGAGTTACAAGGGCTGTAACCACTAACGTAAACCCAATTCGTCACTGGTTATACGTCGGAGCAGTCCTTGAAAGTTATTATTAATCAATTAAATTTAAACACTATGCCAAAATTAGAAGAAAAAAGTTGCTGTTATGTACATGAAACACATTCAATAGGATGCTCAGATGGTGAGTTATATCTTAGTCATGAAGGTGGAACAATAGTATTTAACGTTACGTCATTGTTTACTGATCTACCAACAATAGTTAGAATGGTAGTTGAAGAGCAAAAGAAAGAGCAAGAAAGAACTTTAAACAGCTTAAAAGAAGAGACAAATGAGATTATTTAAGCTAATTTTTGTTATTGCAATATCAATAAATATTATGGGTTGTTATGATGACTGTGATGAAACGGTTTATGTAGAAAACTCAGATGGAACTACTTCAATAGAATGTGTAATTTATAATAATTAATATATGAACAGTTTAGATAAATATAGTGAAACAGAATGGTTAAAGTACCAGCAGAGCAATACTGCACAGTCAATTAATGATTTGATCGTTAAGGATGAGGAAATAGTATGTAATGGAAGTTGTAATTGTGAATGCATAGATTGTAAATGCAATGAATGTATTGAAGGTGATTGTAAATGTATGGAATTAGAGAGAGAGTTTATTAGTCATGCTCAAGAGCGTAAAAACATTCCTGTATTTAGTGGAGTATTAAAATACTTTCCTAATGCAATTAAAGAAGTTGCTAGGTGTTCTAAAGTTGGTAATGACCAGCATCATCCAGATAAACCGTTACATTGGGATATGGATAAGAGTAAGGATGAGTACGATGCTTTAACAAGACACTTAATAGACCATACTATAGAACCAGTAGATAAAGATGGTATATTGCACTTAACTAAGGTTGCTTGGAGAGCTTTAGCTGGATTAGAACGTCACTTAACAAACAATCATTAATGGAAGTTAGCAAAAAAAGATTAGATCAGTGTAAAAAAGATGGTGATTATTTTGAGTCTTTATTTAAGAGTAGAGTTGAAGATCTTGGGTTGACTTTTAAACAGTCAAGCCAACAAGATGATTGGTACAGACATATTGATTGCTATGTTGATGGTTATGGTGTTGATGTTAAAGGTAATAGGCATTTAGAAACAATATGGCTAGAGGTAACTAATGTAAATGGAAATAAAGGTTGGCTTAGAGGAGAAGCTTACTATGTAGCTATGCATATAGCAGAGTTAGATAAGTTTAGTGTGTATTTAAGGGAAGAGTTGCTTAATCATATAAAAGAGAATACTACTGAATATACTGAAGATAAAAGAGATTATAATAAGTTCTACACCAGAAGTAAGTGGGGAAAAAAGGATATTTTAGTCAAGTATAGGTACAAAGATATTAAATACTTAGAAGTTAAAAAGATATGATAGGAATATTTGATATAGATAGTTTGGTTTACGAAGCGTGTTACTCAGCTAATGATCTTGAAGAGGCTGAAGAGTCATTCTGGGGACGTTACAACGATGTTCAGTTTCACATGGACAAAAGGTATGGTGAAAGTATGATAATACCTGTAGGCTTCTGTATAAACAACTACAGGAAGAAGTTGGACTTGAGTTATAAAGCTCAAAGGACATCACCTAAGCCAGAGTTCTTTGAAGAGTTGATAGAACACATAAAAGACAACCTAGAGGTTCAGATACGCTCTGGAATAGAGACTGATGATCTTGTTGCTAAGTTCTTAGATTACTATGGTAAAGATAATTGTGTTATAATCAGTATTGATAAAGATTATAGGCAATTTGAATGTACTATATTTAATTATCGCAAGAGAGAGTTTGTTAAAATTAGTAAAGATGAGGCTTTATATAATATATATGAACAAATGGTGGTTGGTGATAGGGCTGATAATATATTAGTATGTAAAGGATATGGTGAAAAGTGGTGTGAAAAGAATCTAAGAGGTAAAAATGAATTTTCTATGATGAGAACTGTATTTACACTGTACAAAAAGCTTTATAAAGGTAGGGCAAGAGAGAAGATGATTAAAACATTTA